CTTAATATACAAGATGTGATCACAGATGTCAAGGATTTCTGTTGGTAGACCTACTTGTTCTTGACCGAATGCTAGAACATAATGCGTATTTGTGTTCCATTCAAAAGTATCAATCGCCGTAGCACCTGGAACATTATCTATGCCGATTACCTTTACTGTACCGTAGGTTTGACGAAGAACCTTGATTCTATCGTCCAGTTCAGTAAAGGTCTTGGTATGTAAAAAATTAGTATAATGATGAGTTCCAACAGTGCCGCGGCGATCATATTGCTTTGATCCATAGAGGATCACTTGCTTCGCAAGGAACGCATTAGCATTACGAATGACTGTAGCAATGTTGAAATCATTGTAAAGATTGCTGCAAACAACGGTAAAATTATTCCGTTTTGCATCAAGATCCGCAATGATCGCTTCGTGCGTCCAGTAATGGTAGTGATCAATGATGTTCCTCGTTTCCATGATATTCATTCACCCAATTTATTGCCTGTGATCAATTCATAAACTTTAAAGCAAAACCAAGCAATAATGACCAAAAAGAAAAAAATAAAATATATTAAAACAAAATATATCAGTTCTTTTAAATCTTTTATTAGTTTTTTCATCATGGTTTGTACTTACACAACATTATACCAGATCCATCGCCTTTGTCAAGTAGATAGTTCAAGTTTTCTTCGTCAGTCCAGCATCCACAATTTAAATAATGAATGCCATTTATCATCTTATCAGCGGGATCGTGAATATGACCACATATTACACCATCATATTGGTTCTGCTTGGCATATTCTGCAAGATGTTTTTCAAAACTACCGATGAACATGGATGCTTTTTTAAATTTTACCTTCACATATTTTGAAAGTGAAGAATATTGAAATCCCAGTTTCTTTCTTATCCAGTTATACCATTCATTTATTTCAATCAAAACATCATAACTATAATCACCTAGTTTTGAAACAAAAATTCCAAATTTAAACTTACAAATCAAATCAAATTGATGTCCATGTAACACAAGATATCTACGACCATCGGAAGCAATATAATCACATCTTTCATGCAGATGAACTCCACCAAAAGACTTGGACTCCGAAAATCGATGCATGAATTCATCATGATTTCCCCAGATATAATGAACAGATCCTCTTTTACTACTTCTTTTTAAAATCTTACGAATACAATCCACATGATATGATTGTGTGGTGGCATCCATTCTAAATGCTTGCTGGAATCTCCATATGTCAATGACATCACCAACCAAATATGTGTCGATTGAGTTATCTTCCTTCAGAAATTCAAGAAGATGATGTGCTTTGCATTTATTGGATGCCAAATGAAGATCTGAAATGAAAAGTGTTGAGTTCATGAATCTCTCCACTTTATTTATTTGACTCCCCTACGCTTCAGTTCTGCATTGATCGCCTCAAGATCTTTCTTGGCATCGATCATTTTATTCTTGAACATTTTACGATCATGATACATCGTTTCCATAAGTTCTGGCAAGAACCCACGAATATCCTTTCGATATGTCGTACCATTTGCAGCAATCGACAGATCCTTGTTCTTGAATTTCTCTATGAAACTTTTTGCAACAGGTGCATTCTTGAGCAATGCATCAGGAGATATTACACCACGCATTCCATCTTCCGTGATCGTCTCTGGAGAAATATTATACTGCATGATGAGATGTGGATATAGCGAATTCAAGTCAAAGGACACTACCCATTCATGCATTCCGACAAGAGGTTCCTTGACATATGCACCAGCATATTGTTCATCCTTGCGTGATCGTTTCTTTGGAGGAATCACAATATTGTTTCTGCTGAGATAATTGTAGATGATCACATCCCAAGTTCGAACCTGTGAGAATACATCTTGGTAATTGACACCAGCAGAATATGCAAGTGCAACCACAAGTTCGATCAACTTCAACTTCTCTTCAAGTTTCTGAACCAGTTCGACATCTCGGATATTGTACTGAATGAACTTCTGAAAATCCTTCTTGTAGAAATCCGTGATGCTTTCGAATTCTGCATAAGACAGTTTGCGCTGTCCAAGTTCCACATATGCAATATGATCAAGGCGATATGATTCTTGGTTTACATATGTGAATGTCTTGTAGATCTCATAATAATCAAGCATGGAAACACCTATGATGTCATAGGTTACTTCTTCATTGCCTTGCTTGGTGATGAACTTTTCCTTAATAATCCCCCAAGGAGATAGCATACGAGAAGACTTTTTACCAAGAACAAGATTGATTCTCCTGATCAGATATGGAAAGTCGAAGAATCGAATGTTCCATCCAGATACGATGTCGGGATAATTATTTGCAAAATACTCTAGGAAAGACTTGAGAAGACTTTCCTCATCCATGAATTCAAATACCTTGATATCTTCTTCAGTGTTGAAGACACCCAGGCAAAATGTTGCTTTTCCGCTTTTGTTGGAAGAGACTGTGATTGCAATGACTTTTTCCTGTGTTCCATGTATTGACGGAAAACCATTTTCTGCTTCAGTCTCGATGTCGATGTACATGATGTCGATTTTCGAGAAGTCATATGCGATATCTACTCCATATTTTTTATTTATGAATTGATACTCAGATTGCATTTCACCATGTATTTCAAAGTTCGGAATATCCGAATAATTGTCATTGAATTCCTTATATGACTGATAGGAATCGAATGTCATCTCGGAAAGATATCGACCATCGATTGAAATGTTTTCTGTTTTGGTCGTTGCAGGAACAAAAAGAGAAGGAACGAATTGTTCCTTCATGTACTTGTTCTTTCCATCCTTCTGCTTTTCAATCAGATGAATCGAATCGAAATTATAGAATACATTGGTATAGAAATTCATTTTGTATAAAGATATGCGGCAAGAAGAACGGAATAGTTGATCATATCCACCAATGTATCATGGACAGTTTCGTCCTCGACACTTAGTTTTCCCCTGCTTGTATATGATGCCAATCGTGACATCTTATCGGTCATACGAACGAGAAATGCCTGTTCCGTTGAACAGACACCCATTGCTTCGGCGCGACGAAAATTTGCGAATGGATCGGTTCCACCACCAGCATAGTCTGCATTCTTCTTCTTCATCAACTCCAAAGCGGAAACGCACATATCTTCATGTAGTTTAAAAAGTTCTTCGCGGGTCATATTATTCTCCAAATAGAGATACTAGTGTAGACTCTTTCTTCGAAAGGTCAAATCCATTCTTTGAAAAACACCAAACATTCTCAATGAAAGTTGTCAGCAAATGCTTATTCAGATCCTTTGGATTGATGTTCTTGGGTCGTTGCTTGATTCTCATGCCAATCTGACCATCGAACTTTCCACCAAGTGAAATGATATGATCCACCATCTGATCGCATGTCTTGTATCTTCCAGACCTAACGGTTGGATCCATGATATTGAACATCATGCTTCCACTCTCACTCAATGATTCATAGCAAGCAGTAATGACTGGTTTATAGAAATTATTCCACCAGTTGTCATATTCTGGATAGCGCATCCATGATTGCTTCCAATCATCCCCACCCTCATCGTAAAGTTCAGTGGAAAAGTACGGAGGTGAAGTGAAGATGCAATCGAATTTGTTTGCTCGAATGACATCAAGAATATCCTCGGCAGGAGCATTGTAGCAAACTACTTCCTTACCAGACTTTCCAATGCATCGAAATGCTTCATAGAGATGACCCTTGACTTCCTTTTGAAATATCTTGATCAATGGTTCTTCACCAGAGATCATCATTTCATAATCCTTGCACTGCTGCTTATATACAGCATATACACTTGGATTTGGATCTGTTCCCATGTAGAACAATGCAGAGGAAGCGTAGAAACCAGCAAGACGATCACCCCATCCCATGCTGATGTCAAGAACTGATTTTGTTGTTGGATTGCTGCGACTCATGACGAAATCGTAAATAGTCTTTGCTACATGTGGTTTGAATTGCGTTGCAACATATGATCCTAGACGAAAGGATCCACGAATCTTATCAATGCTTATTCCATGATTGTCGAATCTCCAGAAAGTCCAGTTCATCGTGCCAAGAAGATCCTCGGTATACCAGATCTCATTCGGAGAACAAAAGGTATAAGAACCACAATCATAACGATTTCTCTGTTGATAATAATTGCTGATATCGTTGTGATAATGTCCAAAGGAAATTACGAATTTTCCATGTTCTGAATATGGATATTTGTAATCCTTATACTTCTCAACGACCTCTCCAGAATCATCCATGATAAATTCTGCATGATCTGTCTTTCGTAGATCATTGAATTTCTTGACTACATCATCCTTTTCAATCTTCCTATATGGAAATAGCACAGAATTATCTGTGATGTACTTTGCAAATCCAAGTTTGATTTCTTCTTTGGTAAACTGGGAGTTGAGCTCATCCCAATCTTTTCCGTGAATATTTGGAATACCATCATCATCTGCGAACTTCTTAAGAAAGTCTGCAATCACATCTACATTTGTTTTTGTGTTCATTTTGTTCCTGTTGAACCAAACCCACCATTGCGATTTGTCTTTTGCTTTGGTCTTTCGGTCGTATAATTTATAATTGCACGGTAATTCATCACCAATTCCGCTTGGGCAATTCGATCTCCATTGTAGATTCGAATCTTCTCCTGGGAATTATTATATACTGGAATATAAACTTGTTCCACATAATCTGCATCCACTATACCAACGCAATTGATTAAGTTCAATCCTTTCTTGGTAGAAAGACCTGATCTTGGATATATGCGAATTGAGTGATTCTTTGGAATATCAAAGATCAATCCAGTCGGAATCAGTGCTCTCCACTCGGAGGGAAGATCAATGAAAGATCCCTTTTCATCTTGAGATCCAGAAAAGTCTATCTGACCATTGGATTTATTATACGCCTTGATACTTGTCTGAAACTCAATAAATGCAGAAATATCAAAACAGGCGGCATCCTCGGTTGCATAGAATGCATCTGGTGCGTTCTCATTTATCTTATAAATTTTAAATTCCATAAGAGAAGTATATCACAAATATAGACAAAGTCAAGTCAAATATCTTCTGCACCACCAAATTCACCAGTTGTCTTGAGATATGCATAGACTTGCCCAAGATCAACTCCACTGGGAAAATATTGAACCACAGTTGGTTGGTCAATATGGAATTCCATTTTCTTCAAATGAAGAAGATTTGCATCTCTGGTTTCTTCATTCAAATAACCAGATAAAACAAGATCACAACTTCCATCAAGATTCAATGAAATATCCGTTATTTTCCAGTAGGAAGCATATACTCCATAATCAGTACCGATGTTCTTTAAAAGTGCCATTACTCAAAGTATCCGTTCACCGACAGGCTGCTGGAGACAACGAGGGTATTGGAAGCAACAGTACCGAATGGTCTGCATACGAATGTGAAGTAAGTACCCGCTGGGCATACAAGTGGAGTATTGAAGGTGACTTCAAATCCTGGCTTGATGGTTCCTACAACATCGGTAGCAATGAATCCGTGGCTACCTACGACGAGTGCGCGTGGAGCAACTGTGGTTGTTGCATCAGCCGTCGATGTGGTTGCCGATGTTCCGCCAACAGTGACGATATATGTCAACTGAATGGCATTGGTCGATGCCGCAGCGGATGCATATCCTTCACCGACACGGATGCCTGTGATGTACAGAGTCTTGCCTGGAAGCGTTGCAGTACCTGCTGGAACCTGATATGCAAAGATAGGATAGTCTGCATCGGAAGTCAATGTTGAGATTGCAGGACTGACCCACATTCCACCCAACGATGCCGTGGCAGGAGCGGATGTTGCAGTCCATGTACCCGCAGCACGGGCAGTACCCGAAGTCACCCAACCAGCGGGTGCAACACCACGGGTCACGGTTGGACCAACGGCAGAACCAACCTGAGTCTGATACGATCCCTGACCGCCACCAGCCATTGCATGTGACCAAGGCTTGTTTATGTTCTGATCTCCAAGACTGACATTCATGAAGCCGATCTGTAGTTGTCTTGCAGCAGCAGGAGTACCTGTATTGATGACGCGGAAACCAAGAGGAATGTTCGTACCTGCGATGAATGCCGCCTGATTGGATGGGCAGTCGATGCTTGCGACCATCACATCGTTGATCCAGAAGCGAACGACATCGTTATGGAAGGAGATCAGGTAGTGACTGACTTCCGTTGGATCGTATGCACCAACACCGTCACGGGAAGGAACATTCGTGGTATCGATGGTATATTCGGTTTCAACACCGTTGTTATTGATGACTGCACGGAGCGCACCGCCGCTGATTCTACGGAAGAAAATACCGTCAAGTGGAATCGTGGTGGCGACTGCGGTCAGATAGAGAAAACCCCATTCGGTCACTGCGTTAGCCTGAGTATGGTTTACTTCACGCGCCCACATTTCAGCATATGTGGGATATGTTCCGAATGAAGGGAAGTGACGATAGGTTCTTAGGTAGACGCCCTGTGATATCGTGGTTGTTCCAACCAAGTTGATGAAACCAGATGCCTGAGTGACGGTCGCGGTTGCAGCAACTTGCTGGAAATGACCAGTGGGAACAGTCGTACCTTCAAAGGACATGTTGAAGAGAGTCTGATCAGTACCGACACGAAGACGGTAATCGTCTGATGTTTCTGGTGGAAGAAGAGTACGGGTTCCAAGAACGGTTCCGTCATCTACTTCGGAACTGATTTGTACGAAACCAGCCTGAGACTGTTCCTGTGGAGTCGTCACTTGAAGTTCGTATGTAGAACTCACATTTGCCAAACCAGCTGAATTATTTCCGCCTTTTACATTAACACCCATTTGTTATCTCCTTATTGTCCTAAACACTTAATTTGATATTTTCCGTATGTTCCTTCAGGAGCATGTCCAATGATATCGAACCCAACTCCTGCCACTATATTATTTATCTCAAACTTTACACCTTCAAGTATTGCGTCTTCTGGTGTATGATCTGCTGTTGTAAGACCAAGGCACTTACATGTGATGAATGAATTTGCAGTCACCCATGATTGACCAGTTATTGTCTTGGTAATATATGTATTTTCGGTGTGGGATAAAGTAAGTCCAGTGAGTGAATATGTAATTCCACCACCAAAAGTCAATCCTGCTGTATATCCATCACCTGGTATTTGACTTCCGAGTAGTCTGGTGTATATATTATTATCACCGAATACAGTTAGAGTCAATCCTAAAAGATATCCAGCAGTATATCCATTTGTGAATGGTGGTGATATTACGATATCTGCATTTCTTCTGAATGGGTGTATTGCTGAACCCGTAGTTCCATCTCCGACCTTTGTTCCATCCCAATATGTTGCTGCCGACTGTATAGTTCCAGATACAACAATAGATCCAGATACATTCTGCAATGATGCAGTTTTACCAACAATATTATCAATCGAATAAACTTCATTTGAAGTATTCACTCCACTGATCGTGAATGCCAATTCATTTGTAGATTCAGAAAAGTCTATAGTCTGCGTTGTTGTGTTAGTTGAAGATGATCCACTAGTTGGTGTTGTCCAACTCAATGTCGCTGGATATCCACCATTAGTGGTTAATATCTGACCACATGATCCAGATGAAGTAGGGAAGTTGTACTGATATGATGACTGAGCATAGTCACCGACGCTGAAGTTTCCTCCAACCAGCACACCGACATTCGATGCAAGGCTGAAATTCGAAGATCCATTGTGATCGAATCCGAGATTTGTAACCGTTGCAATGTCAGTTCCATCCGTGAGAGTAACAGTTGCAGGAGTTATGGTCGTATTGTTCGACCCTGTAGTCATGTTCGTACTTTTTACCGTCAATGTTCCAGTCGATGGAACATATGACAGGGGAGTAGTGGCATTATCTGCATATAGTGCCGTGTTACCAACACCAGTTGCAAGTATGGGATAGAATGTCGAT